ATACGCAGACAGTTTCAACATTCGCGACAGAGATGGAGACTTGGAGTTCCTAATCAAAGCAAGAACCAGTGGTGTACAAGCAGAGGGCTTCCAAAATGAAATCTCAAGACAGATTGTTGAATTGGTTGTAAAGGATGACCAAACTGCAATGGAGATTCAAGGCGAACTAAAAAAGTTTGAACCACACGTAATGATGGACCCAGATACACGTGAGCAGGTAATGGCAAACACCTACGAAGAACATCTAGCCTATGCTGAACAAGGATATGTTCACGTATGAGCCTAACTCACAACGCACTAATAGACGAAGTTATCAGCACGGCCCAGAACAACACTGCTGATAACCTCAGTGCGTTGGAAGAACGCATAGTAGAAATACTAGCCAACACACCTGAAGGTGTAAATCCAAGATCACAAATTGTACAAGCCTATGAACAGTATGCAGAGTTGAGCACACAAGAACTCAACACCATAACAGACTTGAGTGCAAACACTGTGGCAGAACAAACTGAGGCAGGCATAGGCTTAGGCGCTTCACCAGAAGATGCAGAAGCAGAAAGAATAATGTTGGAAGACTCAAAAGGCACAGTTAGACAAAGCATCCTACAACACGCTGAAATAGTAGCAGGCGTAGTAGCAGTGGCAGCCGTTACAGGAGAAACTAGCACACTTACCAATCAAAGAGTAAGAGGCGCTATCTCAGGAGTAATGATGAGAACCAGCAACAGAGACACCTCTAAACTACAAACACAACTAAGAAGATTGCGCAGTAATCCCAATGCTGATACAGTAGAAATCCGCGGATTAACACAAAAAATAAGAGCGAATTTACCCAACGTGGAAACTAGAGGTGCACTCTTAGACACTGTGAACAACACAGTTGAAACAGTAACTATGAAATTCAACAACACATTTACCAAAAGCAGAGCAGAGCGTGAGGGCGTTACCAAATATGTCTACGATGGCACAACAGATGGTCGTAGCAGACCCTGGTGTGCAAATCTTGCTGGCTCAGAACTAACCAAAGAAGAAATAGAAGAACTTTGGGAAGAAGATTGGGCTGGCAAATCAGGAGGTGATCCTTTTGTTGATGCTGGCGGTTATAATTGTAGACATTATTTTGAAGCACTAGAATAAAGGAGGACAACATGGCCAAAATGAAGAAAAAGAAAAAAGGTGGCAAGCGAGGTTAATGATCCTTGGGCAGCGTATTTTGAATCAATCAAACACGTTTGTCCTTGGAGTCTTAGCGCATATCGCAACAACCGTATAAAATTTATTCAAGGGTACACACCTATCCTTGACTTAGGCACATATGAAGCAATAGTTTACTTTGAAGATTTCTCAGCTAAACAGTTGGAACGCATAACAGACTCACTCAACGACAGCTATGTTGAATATGAATTTTTTTGGAGTCACCCTAGCGAACTAGGAAACAGTGCTCCAGAAGGCTGCATCATTCAACAGGATTATGCCAAAATACAGCAAATAAGGCAAAAGACAGGCACTTCTGCACAGGAGAGATAAATAACTTTACAACACTCATAGGAGGATACGTTACGTGACGGATTTAACCACGGATACAGCGGCGACTGAGGCTGCTACAGAAAACACTCAGGAAACAGTGGCAAAGACATACACTGAAGAAGAATTCAACTCACATATGGCAGGCATGAAGAAAAGCATTACTGCAAAGTTTGAAAAGCAATTTGCTGAACTAGGCGACCTTGGTGAACTAAAATCATTGAAGGCAAACGCAGAGAAACAAGCACAAGAAGAAGCTATCAAGCGTGGAGAGTTTGAACAAATCTTACAGGATATGGCTGCCAAAAAAGACGCAGAGATTCAAGAGAAAAATAAAATTATTGAGGAATACACAGTAAACACTCCTCTACTAAATGCTGCCGCAACTTACAAAGCAGTGAATCCAAATCAAGTGGTTCAACTGATTAGAAACCAAGTAAGACTTGGAGATAGCGGAAGCGCAGAAGTAGTAGATGAAAATGGAGTACAACGATACGATGGTAAGGGAAATCCTGTTACTGTTGATTCGCTAGTCCAGGAGTTTTTGAGCAGTAACCCTCACTTTGTAGCAGCAGCGCCAGCAACCACAAACACCAAGAGTGCGGTAAACGGTGCGTCACTAGAAGGATTTGATTTGGCTAGTCTTGATTTATCTAAAGCGTCTGATAGACAAATATATGCCCAAGCCCGTTCAAAAGGCTTGTTATAATTAGATAAAGGAAAACTATCATGGCAAACGAAAATTATATTTCAAGTATCAATGCTGATGCTTTATTTGTGCCAGCCAAAGCCGCAACGGTTTATGCTGCACACGAAAATTCACTCTTCTTGGGTGGAGAAATGATTCCTGTTGTAAACGCACCAAACGGCGTACTACAAGTACCAGAAATCGCAAAAGACGTAACAGTAGATCAAATCTCAGCAGCAACAAACGCTGATATTGAAACTGAACTACCAACGTTCACAAAAAACACTATCACATGTGACCTATTCGCAGCACGTTCAGTCGTACGTGACTTGGGTAACATTGATCCAAACGAAGTAGGTCGTGCGCTAGGTATGGCTGTTTCAAGTAAGTTTGACGACAGTGTAATGGATGTATTAGGCAACCTAACTGCACAAGAAGCAGGCGATGCTGCTGGTAAAGGTGTTCTAGATGTATCAGACATTGCAACTGCGGTACAAACAATCCGTGGCGCTGGTGAAACAGGTCAACTTTATGGTGTGATTGCTCACACAGAATATGCTGCACTAATGGCTGACATTGGTTCAACAGCATTTGCTGGTGGTGACTTATTCCAAGGTCAAGCACTACGCAGTGGTTTCTTTGGCAACATCTTTGGTGTACAATTATTTGTCACATCAAGAATGACAGACGCAGCAACAGGTGTAACAAACCCATTGGGCGCAATTTTCTCAGCAGACGCAATGCGTATTGCTATGCAGAAAAATGTTGATCTAGAAATTGGACGTAGAACTGCCGCAGTTGGTAACGACGTGGTAGCAAACTTACATGCCAAATGTGGATTGATTGACGCCGCACGTGGTGTAATGATGATCAACGCAGCAACGTAAGGAGAGTTGAATGGCTTTCATAGTTGAAAATTCAAATACAATCTCATTTGCAGAATTCACTGATGTGACTGCTAGAGATCAGCGTTTGTTTGATAATAATGAAAGTCTTACTCTTGACTTTGTTGAAGATGCTCTAGAGCGTACCACAAGTAGGCTACTAGAAAACATCAAGACAACAGAATGGTGGCAGAGAAGTTATGGTACACATAACGGCTCTGTCAACAGACTGGATATTCCACCACCAGATGCTGACAGAATAAAAAGCAGACAAACAGACTTTACAGACTTATGTGTGTATCGTGCGCTTGCTGATTATATTTTGCCAGCGGTGGCAGACTTTGGCGATCCTGAAAATGCAGAGCGTCAAAAGATGGGCTACTATGAAAATAGAGCCACTCAACTGTATCTGGAATTGGTCAACAGTGGAGACTGGTATGATTTTGATGACGACGGAACAGTTCAAACAGATGAAAAAAGTAGAGGTTATATGAGCCTCAAGAGGGTGAGATGAGAACAGAAGTTATAGACTATTTGGTGTCCGCACCATTGCACAGTTACAACTTCAGCAGGGAGTTGCCATTTGAAGAAGGTGGCACTCCATTGTATCTCAAGAATCCCAAGACTATCTATGTAGATACTGTAAACAAAGAAGTGACGCAATTATTTGCTACACTTCAAGGAGACAGCATTCATATAGAAACATCAACCGTAACTGTATTTTTCAGCAATGATGCTAAAAACACTCCAAACAATTACGATGACTTGATTGAATATCTAGTCAAAGGAAAAGACCTTGATAGTACTCAAGGTTTCAACGACAGAAGCGTAGATGTTTCTACTGAAGTTGATGGCGATTTAACCGTTACTACAGTAGAATATCAATACACCAAACTTAGATAAAGGAAACACAACATGGCGTATATATATCCAGCACCAGGCGTCACAGGTAGCGAAGTCACACTAACATTACAGAATAGTGCGGACACTACCAATGACGATTTGGTAATTGCTGGGTTGCAAGACATGACTATCAATGCCTCAAATGATGTATTCACTTGGGAGCAATTAGACAGCGGAAGTAAATTCCAAATTGCAACTACAGCGACCAACAGTGTAGCAATGAATCTAGTGGTAGACCAAACAACTTTCTTTGGAA